CAGAAGGGGTTAACCAGGCTAAAGAATCCCCCTGGGACCCTAAAACCAATCCGTTTGAACCCCATTTAAACTCAGGTAAATGATACAGAATTGAGGTTCCGGTAAGGTTTTTGATGTACAGATGCTTCGTCCATATAGTCCTGAACTCCCTGTCTGCCTGAACTTGCGATAAAGCTGACAAAGAAATAAGGGCAAAAAGTAGTGTTAATAATCTTTTCATTATGCGGGTAATTTTGTTGCACGATAGGTTAAATAAGCTCCATTGGAAAACTCGGCAGGTATGGTAATCCAAAATCCATCCTCCTGGCAGGTGGGATCTGACTCTGTATAAACGTCTACTTGCTCGTCTGTTTTTAATTTAATTATCTGTAATATGTAATTTGTTGTCCCCAACGTAGAATCAAAGGATACATGATTAAGCCCGGCAACCAGTTCAATGTCTACACCAAACCTTTCGTTTTGGGGTCCATAAATGATTGTGGATTCATAGTTATTCACCGTATTTTCGATTCTCTGACGGTAAGAGTTTAAATATAGATTTGACTTTTTGACAGCCTTTTTTGTCTTATTAGGGTCAATCCATATTTTTCTTTTTCTCGGAATATCATCCAAGGTTATGTCATATTTATTTGGCCTCAACAAGTCCCTGGTGAATGAGATAATCCGTATATCTTTATCTACATTAATATCCGTATCTTCAATATGTATTTTATCACCAGGATAGATATAATTTTCATCCGTTGCAGCAGCGAACAAATTTTTAATGTAAATCTGGTCCATTGTGCAATCATAGCTAACCTGTGGTTGAGATACCTTGTTATACTCAATTACTCCTGCTGCATTTAGCGCATTTTCAGCATCAGTTATATAAGATGCCGGCATTCTAATATCCAGTATTGTATATTTGTCACCTATTGCAAATTGAAATACAGAAACATCATAGTCCGGGAACTCTTGACCTCGCTCGTCTGTATACTTTTCGATCTTGAATGTCTTAGTTGCATGGGTGTATCTCGACAATATAAATTCGTATCCAGCCAATTGACCTGAGTTGAAATGAATCTTAGCTGTTACTCCCTCTATCAAATACAAAGTACCATTAACATCAGTCTCGTTTAAGTCAAAAGACATTGTGCTGTCAACAAACTCATACGTTGTTCCAAGTGAAGTAATTTCTCCCTCTCTATGTGGAAAGATATCGTCGAATATTTTCAACCCTTCATAGTAACCGTATAAACTAACTTTTGCAGCATTTTTTATCATCGAAGAATCGCTTCCGGGAAGTTTAAGCCTGGGTGAATATCCTCGATAATCACTTGCCAGGTTCTTATCAGACCCCAACACAAAAAGAGCCGTTATCACATTTGAATCATCGACGTTTTTTCGGGTAAGATCACATATTCCCTGAGTATATCCGTATTTTAGAGTGATGCCCGTAGATCTTCCGGCACCACCGGAAGCAAACATATTAATATAAGCGTTTGACCCGGTCTGTTCAATAGTGAACTCTAAATCGTATTCTTCGCAAATTTTATTGAGTACTTCAAGGCAGGTCTCTCCGGTAAAGTCCAGAGTTTTAGTTTCAGTACCTTCATAGGTAGTCCCAATATTCCACGCAACACCGTCATAGTCAGTAACCCGCCCCATGTTATATACCACCAACTGCACAAAATCCATAGCATCTCCGGTATATGAAAAGTCGCCAACAAAAAAATTAGGGGTGTTTTCCAGTCCAGCGCTATCACCACTATTTACATTCAAAACAATAGTACGTGTCAATTGGTACTGAATACCCTCGAACTGTGCGGTATATTTAAACTTTCGAGTTGACCCCTTTTTTTGCTCCGGAAGCTGATTAAGAATATATTTTCTGTTGTAAATTGTAATGTAATCTCCAATAGCAAACTCTAACGTACATGAACTTTCAATTTCAATATCTATTACGTCCTCATCCATTAGTGTCCAGACCTGGTCCAATTTTGTAATGCTTATTACATCACCGGATTTGAAAAGGTGAAAGTGAGTTCCGTCGATATGGTAAACAGTAATTATCATGTAAATGAATTAACAGGGTAAAGCATAAAGGGAACCGATTCATCATTTACAACTGTAATACCTGATAATACTCCTGTTATCAGTACGTAAAAATCTCCTTCTGCAGTATAGGTATGCTGTATGGTGTCATTTGATCCCGTTCCAATAGTTAGGGTTTCACTAACACTATCACCCCAGTTCACATTTATTAACATGTCCTCTGTCTGTCCTGCAAAAACTAAGGAAACAGCCATTGTTCCAATGGCAGTTGTCACTTTTCCGTAAATCTTTACCGGTTCTGGTTCAATCAATACAAGTTCAAAGAGTGCTGCTGTATCGCCTGGGGTCCACTTTTTATCGAATTTTATACCTTCCTCGCAGTACACCATGAATATCAAAGGAATATCAATATCTGTCATTGTGATTATCAGTTGTTTCAATCCCGAAGACATGATTAATGTGTCAAATGCATCTATCCTTTCAATCAAATGCTGGGGGTCTGTAGCTTCTAAAAATGCTTGCAGGGTAATTACCCTTGATTTACGAATAGGAGTATCCAGGTCAACTTCAACACCATGACGATCGGCCCAATCATTGGTAACAGGTTCTTTCAATCCCGGAACATCCAAAACACCATCGGAATCCCTGATTGTAATTCCGTAAGTTGTCTTAAGATTATTTCCGTCTATTTTATAGATAACTTCCATTTCTTAAGGTGTTATGTATCCTAATGCCCTACCGGATTTCCCGGAATGTTTGTCAATATTTCGTAAGTATGTGACAGCAATTTTTAATTCTTGCACTGTATCTCTGGTATGTGTTTCAATTTTTGCTAATTGCAAGAGATTTTCCCTGGCTGCCCTCAATGACTCACCCTGAATAATTCTCATGGCGTTAAACTGTCCGGCAAGCACGGAAGCTGTTTCTTCTGTAATCCCTTTTATTGCCCCTGATAATTGGTCTGTTTGTGTATCTCCTGTAAGCTCCATGCCGGTGACTTGTTCCATAAAAGCCAACCAATTGTTTGCTTTTTCATTTACACTATCCCATTGTGCGTTTAAGTCAGATATAAGTTGATTGACATATTGCTGACCCATCTCCGTATCACTTAAATACTGCATTTGTCCTGTAGACATGTTGAAAAACGGAGTAGTAATAGTACTAAAGGTTGTTGATGCCTGAGACATAAACCCTTCAAGCAACGGTGCCAGTATTTTTGCTTTAAGAATCGAATACATGGCCTGCTTCATAATATTTTCAAAGGATTGTCCAAAATCGTACAAACTATCCTTGCCTTCTTGTAATGCACTTACAATTGAATCTGCCAATGCATCTGCAGATGTTCCGGTAAATATTTCCTGCATCTTTGTTTGCATTTCATCCAAAGAGTCAGTAGCATCGTCAATGGTCTGTTTTAGGGTAAGAAGTTCCTCAAATAATGGCTTTTCCTTCTCGCCCATTTTGCCTTGAATATAAGCTTCATAAAGCTGGTCAAAAGACTGACCGGTCCTACCCATACTTGCAGCGATAAACCTTAATAATTCGTTAAAGTCATTTTGAGCAGTTATCAGGGCATCTTTATACCTTCTAATAATATTTTCAACACCCTCAATTGAATTCTGGTTAATGTCTTCAATATCGAGTAATCTTTCTCGGTATAAATCATTGATTTTATATTGTGCTTCTAATTCACGGTAAGATGCAAGCTCCCTCTCTTTTTCAGCTTCTTTACCTTTTGTGAGTATATCGACTAAAATATCAGCCGTTTGCATTACTCCCTGAATAATTGAGACTGGATCACCTATTATTATTCCTTTTGCAATACTTATTCCTGCTGATACTGCTTTTGTAGCAGTTTCAATGGACGAACCTAAATTTTCGTCAAGTTTACCAGCAACCTCTGCTGCCTGAGATAATAATTCATTTGCAATTTCAAGGTCACCAATAAAAACAGCAGTATTCGCACTGGCAAGAATATCCATTAACTCCTTTATCCGGGCCTTGCTTTCTTCTGTTTTTCCTTCCTCTTCGGAAAGTAATTTCTTTGTGTTTTCGATTGCAGAAAGAATAGACTTACGGTTCATGGAAGCAAAAAACTCAATGTAGTCTTTCTCAATTTTCTGCTTATCAATTGAGCTTTTTAACAAATTGTTCAGATCACTATCATATCCCAACTTGCGCTCATTAATACTTGCCTGTATTTCCTTTTTCCTTGATTCTGACGATGCACTACTGAGGGCTTTGTTAAGGATGCTCATATCATTGTTATACTGCCCTTCAATCCTTATTCGTGCTGTGCTATAGTCGAAATAGTCATTTAAAAGCCGATTTAGTTTTTCATCATCTTCGACATTTACTGGTATATCTATACCGTCCTTACATATGTTTATTACATTTGTAATGTTACTCAACAGAGTATCAATGTTATTCTCAGCCCCCTCTGTGTCCACTTTAAAAGTGATCTCCTCCTGTATATTTGGAGGTGTAATATCGTAACTTACCTTCCGTCCTTGAGGTGCAAAAGGAACCTGCTCAACATCATAATATACCGGTATGACAACAGGTTCAAACTTCTGATCTAACTTTTCTGCATCGTAACTCACCGGTATAATGATCTGTAAATCAGAAGTCACATCTTTCAATATCTCCCCTTGTTTTTGTGCTTCACCTCCCACAAGAGATAACTTATTGCTGATCTCGGTGATCTTACCACTCCATAAATCAAAGCCCTCAATGCCAGTTATTGCGATGTCCTGTCTTATTGACCCTATCAGCGTTGTGATTTCTTCCCGAATAGAATCGTATTGAGGGTTTTGAAGTACCTCGCTTAATTTTTCAAACGTTTCGTTGAGTTGTGACAGGGAGAAATCACCGACACTCTTGATGGATTTAATGTAATTGTCTTTTGTAGACTGTAACATTCCATTTAGCACCAGTAATTTAGCCTGTTCCTGCTCATTGACCTGCTTTAACTTATCTGTCAGTTGATCTTCACCGGTGTCTGGTGTGGCGTTGAGTAATATTAATTCACGTTGCTGTTGAGACTGCTCCTGCAGAACTCTTATTTGTGAAACATAATCTTTGTAGGCCGACAGAATAGCCGAATATTCACCCTTAATGTTTCCAGCTATCGCATGAAGGGTATCCAATGGGAGTTCCGGCAGGGTGACATCATAGGAAACAGGTATATTTACCGATTCATACCTCTTTTGCTGAAATTCAGTCACCTTGTAACTTACCGGTATCACTACCCTCAGATCTTCCGTTACCTTATTGAGAATTTCTCCCTGCTTTTGTGCTTCTCCCCCTATGCCAGATAGTTTACCGATTATTTCACTTATAAGCGAAGACCATTTGCTGAATCCTTGTAATCCGTTTTGAGATATATCCTGCTGAATTTTTTCAGTAAGCCCAGCAATCTCTGTGCGAATCTTCGCATATTGAGGTTCGCTTAAAATCTTATTGATACTCGCAAAGACTTCACTTAACTGCTGTAAACTTATATCTGAGATGTTTCGCAGCGAAAGTGCAAGACTGTTCATCCTATCATCCATCACGGTTTTAAGTTCATTCAGTCTTAAAACCTCTGCATCCGATACCTGTTTTAACTTTTCGTTGACAATATCTACACCTTCACCGGCAGGATCGCTAATGATCTCCTGACGCCTCAAAAGGGCGTTTTTCTGCAATTACTGGTAACGGACAACAAAAGTGCTATATTCTGCCAGCAGATCATTGTACTGCTGTTTTACCTGATCGGTAGCCGTTGCGATGTCTTCTACGGGTAATTGAGGTATAGTGGATACGTCAAATGTCACCGGGACTGTTACTGGTGCAAATGTTTGTCTTTTGGCTTCTTCAACTTCATAGTGTACCGGAATAGTAACATTCAAATCCTTATCAATATCAATATTGACTTCTGCATTTTGAAGCTTATTTAAAGCCATTACGCTTTCATCCAGCCTTTGTCCCAATGTTCCGGCCTCTGTTCCAGCTTTATTTAAGATGTTGGTTACCTGACTTAGTGTAATTATCAATTCACCTGTAATCTTTCCTCCTGTGTCAGATAATTGTTCTTTTGCCTTATCGAGCAACATTTGAACATCTTCCCGGATGGAATCGTAATCCGGGTTGTTGGTTAAGTCAGTTATTTCCTTAACCGTTTCTTTCATAACCCTTTCTGTGGCATCAGTAATATTGTCCATTACCGATTGATAGGAATTGATCCTTGCCATTAACTGTTCCGAAAAGGTTGCTTTTATCTTTTCAATCTGTATATCAGGGGCTGTGATTGTTGGCGTCGTAAGATCATAGCGAACAGGAACAATGACCTTTAAATCAGTTATTGCATCTTTAAGAACACCACCCTGTTTCTCAGCCTCACCCCCTACATTTGAAAGTTTTTTTATGATCTCGCTAATGAGAACACTCCATTGTTCAAATCCCTTTAATCCTTTTTCCGAAATATCGCTCTGGGCTTTTGTTGTCAAAGCTGCTATTTCATCATGAATACCTTCATATTCGGGATTTTTGAGTATAGCATTAAGGTTATTAAATACAGTCTCTATCTGAGCAACATAAGCCCCTCCGATAGTATTTAGAGATTTTGTAAGTTCTTCACGTTGCGATTCTATCAACCCCTTCATCTCGTCAAGGCTACGCTTCTCAGTATTATTTATCTCTATGATTTTAGCATTAACAGCATCTGCATTTTCACCTTTGGAATTTGCTATGATCTCATCTCTGCGTAACGTTGCATTTTTTTGTATCTCCCTGTATTTATTGATATATTCCTGATATGCTACAATCAATGAGGTGTATTGTTCTTTAACATCCGTTGAAACTATCTTCAACTGATCTAACGGCAGTTCCGGAATATCTAAATCAAAGATTACCGGTACTGTAACCGTCTGTGATGGTATTTTAAAATCATTTGTCTTGACCTTCAACGGCACCTCTGTCTTTTGAAGGATATTAAGCGAATTGATTGCTTTATTCAATTTACCACCCAATTCACTTGCTTGATTTCCAGATTTATCCAGAATATTTACAACCTGACTCATTGATGCAATGAATCCATCAGTAACCTTCCCCCCTGAATCTCCAATCTCTTTCTCAGCCTTGATTAAAAGCTGCTGAATTTCGTCTTTTATGGTTATGTATTCAGGCTTATCAACAAGCGCCTTAATGGAGACAAGAGTTTCATCCATAAATTTTTTGGATGCCTTTGTCATATCTCCCAATAAAGCCTTGTATTTTTCTATTTTCTCATTCAGTCGAATGAAATATGTTGATTTTACTTCCTCAACCTTAGTATTATCCTTTAACTGTTCGGCCTGCTTTAATTCATTATTGAATTCTGCTTTAAACTCTGCCAGGTTTTCCAATATTAATGTATATTGATCCCTTAGCTGTTCCGTAGTAACCTGAATTTGCTTATTGAGTTCATCCGTTTTCAGCAACCCCATTGGTGTAATGTCGCCTGACAGTTTTTTCTTTTCCTCCTGCAGTATTTTAATCTTCTCAGTAAGGTTTTGAGCTTTGTCAGTAGTGACTTTTATGCTTTCTCTGAAATGTTCTAAAGTTGCTTCCTGTGATGTTTCTCCCTCAATTCTTAATTTAGTGAGTACCAGATTTTCAGTAATATTCTTTTTTTCGGTAGTCAACCGGACCAACTCTTGTTTTTCATCTTTTGTAAGCGTTCCTTGTCCCGTCAAGGTGTCTATTTCAGACTGAATTGATGCAAGCTGTGAAACAAGTGAATCTTTCACTTCTTCCAGGTATTTTGTGTAATCACTGCCGTGTTTCAACAAAGAGACATACCATTCATCTGCTACCTCTTTCCCTACATTTTTAACAAATTGAGAATATTTCAGATAGTCTTCTTTGCGCTTATCAAGCTGCTCTTGGAAGGGAAGCAGGTCAAATTGAATTTTATCAATTTCGTCCTGGGCTTGCCCGGCTGTCTCTTTTAATTTACCAATCTTTGTATAATATTCTTTGGTGTCCGCATCAATTTTGACAATTGCTTTCTTGTTTTCATCAATGATAGCCTGATTTTCCAAAATGCTTTTATCCAATTTGGTCTTTATTACAATATCCTCAGGTTTAAGAAAAGCAAGTTGTTGTTTAGCATCTTCAATTTTTTTCTCTGCTTCGGAAATATCCGCTTCCAATTTTACTTTTATCGTAGTATCAGGCTTTGTAAGGATTTGCATTGCCTCTTCTGCCTTTTTCTTTATTGCCTCCCAGCCAGCAATGGAGCCAAAAGGTTCATATTTGACCTTTCCTTCTAAAAGCTTCTTCCTTTCCTCTAACTTTTCAATTTGTGCTTGCAGATTTCTTGCAACATTATCGTCAGTTGATATTGCTTTCTTTGCAGACAATTCCGCAATCTGCTTATCAATCTCTGCAATCTTATCGGAAAAGGTTTTTAATTTCTTTTCAGATTCCTCAGTAGAAATCGGCCTGGTCCCTAATAATGAGTTTACGAATTCATCATAATACTCATTCACTTCCTGCTCCTGTTGTTTTAATGCTGAGTAATTCTGTACCAATCTGTCAACATCTGCACCCCAAGAGGTAAATGTTTGTTTGATTGCTTGCCCTGTTTTTGGATCCCACTTGATAATATCACCGGTTCCCTCAATATATTGCTGAACTTCTTTTAGGTTTACGTCCGGTCTTAATTTTTTAATTTGATTAAGAACATCAAACTCCTTATCCCTTGTGTCTTTCAGTTCGCTTAGTTTCTTTTCGTTGGCAATCCGTTCAATAGTAGCACGGTTAACATCATATTGTGCCTGTTCAATCTCTCTCAATCCTGCCGTTTCCAGGTTAATGTTTTTCAGGTATTCACCATAATGAGAATTGAGGGCTTCAATCGCTTTTTTCCTTTCATCACTTCCCTGAGCGGTCTTTCTATAAGCATCAAACAGAACACTACTTTCTGCCAATGCCTCCTTGCTTTCAGATTGAAACTCTTTTTGTGCCTGTGTTAAATTATCGGTTTCTTTATGAAATATTTTATATGCAGCAACCAGAGCCAAAACACCTGACGCAACTGCAACATAAGGATTTGCTAAAAGAGTTGCATTAAAAAGCTTGGTAATTTTAGTAAGCTTCCCAGTAACCATCATTTGGGCTGTTTCGGCAAATGTCATTGCCTCAGAAGCAGCAGCACCACTCATTTTGGCAAGTGAATTCTGAATCACCATTTGTTCTTCAACCCTCATAATAGCAGTATTGGCAATTACCGCTGCCTTATATATACCGTATGCGGTAACTAATCCAATTAATATCTTTCCAACGGTCTCATAATTAGCCACAAGTTTAGATAGTCCTGCTATTCCTGCATTTATTATGCCTTCGTTTGATTTTCCGATCTCATTCAGCATTCTTGACCAGGCATCCTGTAGGTTGCTTATTTGTCCTGTGATGGTCTTTGACTGTGCTTCCATAAGATTGAAAAACATGCCTCCTTTTGAAGTCAGGTTTTCCATTACCTTAGCAACTTGTTCGAAACCGACCTTGCCATTTTCAATTAACTTCGAAACTTCGCTATCCGCAACACCCATTTCTTTTGCCAGTTCATGGATCATTGGGACACCGGCCTCTGTGAACTGCCTTAAATCATCGCCCATTAACTTACCTTTGGCCTTTACCTGTCCATAAGCCATAATCAAACGGCCTATTGGAACACCTAAGCCAGCAGAAACATTTCCCAAACGGGTTAACGTTTTTATCACATCCTCCTGGGCGATTTGGTAAGCCAAAAGTTGCTTAGTTCCTGCAGCGACTTCTTGTAAGGTAAATGGAGTTTTAGCAGCCAAGTCCACAACCTGACCCATAAGTTGATCAGCCTTTTCTTTGCTACCCAACATGGTACGAAATGCAACTTCCAACTGCTGAAATTCACCACGGGTACGAAT